ATTTGCATTGGTAGTCCTTTCGAGAATGGTAGAATCATTAGCATCCTCACTAAATGTTGGTAAAAATATGGATGTGGCTCAAATACAGGAAGCATCTCAGTTATTACTACAGGAATATTGGCATTATCCAATACAATATTTTAAGATGGCATTTGATAAGTTTAAAATGAATAAATATCCTGAGATAAAAGTGATGGATAGTTTTCATATTCAAATGATCTTTCAAATCTTAGAACGATTTGATACTGAATTAAAAAATACAAAGGCAAAAATTGAGCAGGAAAAAAAACAGGCAGAGCAAATGGAGTGGGAAACAAATTCAGTACCAATGCCGGATGATGTAAAACAGGGATTAGAGGATATAAAGAAACGATTTACGAGCAAAAAGACCGCTTATAAGTCAGCAGGGCATCCCGAGGAATGGAACACAACTAAGGAGTGGTTTGAAGATTTTAATAAAATACATAAAGAATCCGGCGAAACAAGATCAGGAATAAAATACATTAAGATTAATGGATTAGTGATGGATAGACAAGGTTATTTAGTATATAGATTAATCGAAAATGAATAATATAAGATATTTTAAATTGACCTTAATTGTCAAAGGTATGCAGAGCGAAATAAAACTTATTGCTCAGAATGATAATTGGGAAGATTGGGAAAGTTGGGAAAGATTATATCATAAAAGAATTAAAAGAGAATTGTTCGGAAAAAATAAGGAAGATATTTATAAAGTTGTAAATTGCAAAATATTAAAAGAACATTTAGGGTTAAGTGGAATTAACACAAGTCAATAAAAATAATGGTTATATGGGTTTAAATGTCCACATTTTTATTAAAAATTCATGCAAACATTTAACAAGCACCAAAAAAATATTTAACATTTAAAGCTCAAAAGTAATACGATTTGATACGCATTTATACGAATAGTGAGCTTTAAAAGTTACCAAATTGGGAACTTTTGTATCTTTAATGACAAGTTATAATATGAAAAAACATACCAAAATTTATTTTAAACATTTCGGATATGATGTTTCTGATTTTATTCCTTGCGAGATATGTAAGGCAAAGGCCGTAGATATACACCACATTGATGCAAGGGGAATGGGTGGTTCTGAAAAAGACGATATAAATAACCTGATGGCACTTTGTAGAATTTGCCATATTAAATTTGGGGATATAAAAGAAAAAAAAGAATGGCTGAGGGATATTCACGAATCAAACCTTTATCGGTAAACGAGGCTTGGCAGGGCAAGAGATTTAAAACTGAAAAGTATAAGCGGTATGAAACCGCTTTACTTGTTATGTTACCTGCTTTAGAAATGCCATCCGGTAAGTTAAGAATTGATCTTATAATTGGATTCAGTAACAAGGCTTCTGATATTGACAATCCAATAAAACCTTTTTTGGATATTTTACAAAAAAAGTATAAATTTGACGACAAAGATATTTATCAGTTAAATATTACTAAGAATATAGTACCTAAAGGCGCAGAACATATAAAATATAAAATAACCAAACATGAAGATTGAAAAACTACCTGTATCCGAATTAAAATTTAATGAGGAAAACCCAAGAACAATTACGGATGCTAATCTAAAGAAGTTAGTTAAATCAGTACAGGAGTTTCCTGAGATGTTAGAAATAAGACCGATTGTGATTAACGCTGATTCGGTGGTGTTAGGTGGCAACATGCGACTAAAAGCATGTATAGAGGCAGGGATAACTGAAGTTCCTGTGATGCGAGTAAAAAACTTAACTAAAGAGCAGGAATTAGAATTTATTATTAAGGATAATATTTCCGGTGGTGATTGGGATTGGGATTTATTAGCAAATGATTGGGATACAAATTTATTAGGGGATTGGGGATTAAATATTAAGACCGATGATTTCTTTGAGTTAGATGGTAGTCAAAATACTACCAATTCATCAATTTCAGATCCAAAGGGAACGGATGATGATTATTCGGTATTTGAATTAGTTATGTTGCATGAGAATAAATTAGAATTGCTTGATACTTTAAATAAAATTAAGAGCAATTTCTTATTTGAAAAGCAAGAGGAGGCATTAATGGAATTAATTAGAGTTTATAATAAAAAATAACATGAAAACAGAAAACAATTCATTTATCCAATTTATCAATGATACGGCAGGGCTTATCTTTGATGATAGTAAACACCCTGAATACCCAATTAAGTATTATAATTTAATTGATGGCGAGGGATTTGAGCCTGATGATGATAAAAGCTATTATGGTTATGTCTATCAGGGCATAGTTCAGTTAAATACTGCAGGTCGTGGACCAATTATTCTTATGGATGGAATGTATTTTAGTTTAAATGGTTGGTTTGATATTGAAAATCATTCAATAACAAGTAAGGTTGTTGTAATCGAAGTAGAACACAATAATGGTTCTTATAAATCAACAAATTTTAGCGCAATGTTTCATGTTGGTGGACCAATTGAAACAAAAGGAAGATTAAAATATATTGATGGATGCAGTGATTCATTATTAATCTCTCCTGTGAAGATGGGCAATCCATGTTTTAATCACTTACATTTTCCAAAAGATATAGAGCAGACACCACACACACATCCAACTCATAGAATTGGTATAGTAGCAAACGGAAACGGCAAATGCGTAACTCCATTTGGAAACCTACCACTTACAAAAGGAATGATATTTGTAATTAAAGAATGGGATGGTGTTACATTTGGAATAGGATTAGATGGTAATGAGTATCCAATTGGAACACATTGTTTCTTTACTACCGATGAGGAGATGGATGTTATCGCATTTCATCCGGATTCTGATTTTGGTCCAACCGATTTTGACCATCCAATGATTAATAGAACAATAGTAAATGGTGTTCCTGCTAAATTCTTAGATGATATTAGAACAAAATAGTTATGGCAAAAGTCAGAAAGAAAGAATACTCAGAAGAAAATGTTTACGAGGAATCATTAAACCGAATTAGATATATCTATGATAGTTTTGATAAGGTAGTGGTTTCATTCTCAGGAGGTAAAGATAGCACGGCGGTATTAAACTTAACGCTTCAGGTAGCAAAGGAAAAGAATAGATTACCGCTAAAGGTTGTATTTTTTGATGAGGAGGCTATTCATCCACCAACGATTGAATATGTAGAGCGTGTCAGGAACCATCCGGATATTGATTTGGATTGGTACTGCATGGAATTTAAACACAGGAATGCCTGTTCAAACGAAGAACCATTTTGGTATTGTTGGGATTCGGATAAAAAAGATGTTTGGGTAAGGGATTTGCCGGAGTGCGCTATCACATCACACAAAAACTTTAGCAAGGGGATGTCATTTCAGGAGTTTTCTCCGTATTTGTATGATAGAACTATGGGTAAGGTAGCTATGCTTACAGGAATTAGAACTCAGGAAAGCTTACGCAGGTATCAGGTAATTGCTAAGAAGAAAAATGATGCTTTCATAAACGCAAAAAGTGAGGCCGGACAAAATCAGTACAGGGCATTCCCTATTTATGATTGGTCAAGTGAGGATGTTTGGTTAGCAGTACATAAGCTTGGTTGGGATTACAATACCACCTATGATATATTTAATCAAACAAAGATGCACGGAGATTTTTTGCATCAACGAGTTTGCCCTCCATACGGAGAAGAACCATTAAGAGGCTTATGGATTTATGCAGAATGTTTTCCTGAGATGTGGCATAAGATGTTATATAGAGTTCAGGGAGTATCTACCGCTTGGAGATATGCAAATACCGAACTATATTCTAATTCAAAGGATAAGCCGGAACATTTATCTTTTAAAGAATACCTGAGCGTAATTATAGATTCATACGACCATGATTACAAAGATCAAGTCAGAGAAAACTTAAATGGTTACATGAAAGCACATTACAAACAAACCAATGATGCTATTCCTGAATCAGATAGCCATCCATTAAGTGGGGTATCATGGCAATGGTTATGTAAGGTAGCCATTCGTGGCGATTTTAAAGGCAGACAATCAAACACATTAAAGACTTATGCAGTTAGCAGAAGATCAAAATTAGGAATTACACAACAAGAAGCAGAAAAAATTTATGGCAAATAAGAAACAACCATTAGACAATATCATTTGGATTCAAAGAGAGGAATTAAAACCTAATAATTACAATCCAAATAAGGTAGCACCACCTGAATTAAAACTTTTAAAGATTTCAATCTTAGAAGATGGATGGACGCAACCAATCGTAATTAATTCAGACCACACTATTGTAGATGGATTCCATAGATGGTCAGTTAGTGGGCATCCTGAAATTTACGCATTAACTGATGGGAAAGTTCCTGTGGTTATGTTAGCAGAAACCGATAAGAGCCAACAACAAATGGCAACAATCAGACACAATAGAGCAAGAGGAACGCATGGTGTATTAGAGATGAGCAATATTGTAGAGGATATGGTAAAAGAGGGATTATCAGGAGAGGAAATTATGAAAAGGCTAATGATGGAAAAGGAAGAAGTAGTGAGATTATTATTTAGAGCAGGGATTCCAAAATCAGATGTATTTACGGATAAAGATTTTAGCAAGTCATGGAAACCGGAATAGAAAAGGCTGAAAAGAAAGTTACCAAAAGTGACATACAAAAAAGAGCAATGGTTGAGGCTTTAGAACAAAGCCTTGGGATTGTTACTAATGCTTGCAGGGCGGTAGGTATCACAAGAAAAACACACTACGAATGGTTAAAGCTTGATGAGGATTATAAGAGCAGAGTAAATGACATCTCAGAAATGGCATTGGACTTTGTAGAATCACAACTATACAAGCAAATAAAAGAGGGAGAGATATCCCCAACCATATTTTTTCTGAAAACAAAAGGAAAAAGCAGAGGATACATAGAGCGAATAGAGCAGGAACATTCCGGTGGCATGGAAAACAAACTTGAAATTGTTATTGTGGATTCCGGAGCGCCACTTAGAACAAGAGAATCGGATATTGATTTAGATTAATGTTTCAAACAACCAAATTATTCAGGGCAAATTTAGAGGCAGATACAAAAATTGTTATCAATCAAGGCGGAACATGGTCATCTAAGACCTATTCTATCCTACAGGCGCTAACTTATATTGCCTTGACTGATTCAGGGTGTTTAATTACCATAGTGGGACAGGACATACCTAATCTAAAGCGTGGAGCATTGCGTGATTTCCAAAATATCTATTACGATTCTCCTGTGATCGAAAAGCAAATTACCAATTTTAATAAATCAGAAAGAACTTATCAGTTTGGAAATGGGAGCATAATTGAATTTATGTCCTATGATAACGCACAGGATGCCAAATCAGGAAAGCGTGATTACTTATTTTTAAACGAGGCAAATGGTATTGATGTTGGAATTGCAAAGCAGTTAATTATCCGTACTAAGAAAAGAGTATTTATAGATTATAACCCTGATGCAGAGTTTTGGGTGCATACTGAATACTTAGATAATCCAAGCGCATCATTTATTTACTCAGACCACAGGAATAATCAGTTTGTGCCGGACGAAATTAGGGCTGAGATTGAAGATTTAAAGAATAAAGACATAGAACTATGGAAAGTTTACGCAAGGGGTGTGACGGGCAGGATAGAGGGCTTAATCTACAGGCATTGGTCGCAGGTAGATAGCTTTCCACATGATGTGCCATTTGTTTATGGATTAGACTTTGGTTATAATCACCCTTCGGCACTAATTAAGACCGGTTGGAGTGATGAGGCTTTCTATGTTGAGGAAATGATTTATGGTTCCGGATACACAACTGCTGATTTAATTTCCGAAATGAAAAAATTAGGCTTAGGAAATGTTGAGATTTATGGGGATGCGGCGAGGCCTGATACCATAGAAGAAATGTGCCAAGCAGGATTTAATGTTTTCAGCGCAGAAAAGCCTGTTAAAGATGGAATAAACGCAGTAAAGTCAAGACCATTGCGAGTTGTTGGAAGTCCTAATGTTGTACAGGAACTAAAGACATACAAATGGAGAGCAGATAAAAACGGCAAAGCATTGGATGAGCCTGTGAAGTTTAATGATGATGCTATGGATGCCATGCGATACGGAATCTATAATGGGATGAAACAAGCAAACTTAAGAATATCATGGTTTTAGTCAAGATAGATAAGGATTATAAATTTCCTACTCAGCTAAATGAGATTACCCTAAAGCAATTTATAAATATTAACCTACTGATAAAACAGGAAAAAGCCGACGAGGCAATAATGTATATTTTGGATATGGATTCAGAGGTGTATTTTAATATTAATAATATTGGTAGGCTTAATTTAATAGAATTACTTACCATATTAGTTAATGGAGAAATATTATTTGAGCAAACAAATATTGATCTTCATGATTTAGATAGTTGCCCGATAGGACAATTTGAGGATTGGAAAGCTACAATTATGCAATTTCAAAATGAGCAGGAAAGGGCTATCCCATATTTATGTTTATTAGAATGTGGCGATTATGATTACAACAAAAGAACAAATTACAGGTATTTAGAATTTTTAGAGATGCCTTGTTCAGTTGTACTTTTTTACCAAAATAAAGTGAATCAACAATTTGAAGAATTAAAAACTAAATTCTTACCTTTGTTTGAATCCGAAATAGAAGACATGCAACTTGAGGCAGGTGCTGAATCATTAAATCAGTTTGGTGGTTACGGCACATTGATACAATTAGCTAATGGAATCTACAAAGATATAGAACAAGTAAGTAAGACAAGTGTAGCTGAAGCTTATACATTTTTGACTTACAAAAAGATTGAGCGACAATACATTGAAAATTTAGAAAAACTAAAGCGTGAAGAATTTAATAGAAATCTTTAAAACAAAAGCAGAAAAATCATTCTATTTTGGAAATGGTACTTTAATTGAATTAAATTCTCAGTCCAATGCAAAATATCCATTAATATGGATGCTATTCCCTTTGACAATCACAAACAATTCTCGAAACAATATTATTATATCGCAGACATATAATTTTAATCTTATGTTCCTTCAATCCGGTCATACTACCGATACACAATATACCATGAATAAATGGTTTGATGATATGAATAGTATGATGGTAGGATATATCCAATCCATACAAAATCAATTTGAGCAGGATGAAAATAATCCAATCGTATTTGGTAACGCTACAATGATTAATAAAAAACAAGACAATGTGCATTTCGGATGGTCAGTTGCAATTAATGTTACCTTACCGGTAGATAGTACACTTTGTTGTAATATGTTTGAATGATGCAGTTTGATTTAACAATAGAGGAAGTATTTGATTTAAAAGACGCAATGGTTGATTTAATTAAACCAAGCGA